CCTCTAATTTTTTTCTAGTTGTTCCGTCCATTGGTATGGAACCATCATCATCTTTTTTACCTCCAGAGATAATACCAACCGCGCCACGTTCGTTAATTAAGATATTCCTGTAACCGTATGCACCTCGTATGTTTGATATCGGCATCATAATAGGTAACATTGGCGACATTCCTACCAATGGGTTATTTGGGTTGTAAACTCTTGAATGTGAAACTTCGCTCGACTTAAATGTATCAACTACTTTGCCGTCAATAACTAACTGATACGAGCTAATTATATCTTTTGTTTTTGACTGCTTGTAAATTTTACCCGTTGGATTTACTTTCATGTTTTCGACTGGCAAATTCCACAATGCAGAGGGTAAGTCCTGACCACTAAAGCCCTTTAACCCGTATGTGATAGAGTTTCCAAAGATCGAAGTTTGTATAAGCTCTTCGATCATCCACTCTGTACGGCTTTGTAGTGCGTTCGGGTTGTTTAATAGGTCTAACGTAGGGCTGTCCTTAATCTCTTCTTTCTTGTCACCGACTAACTTATAATGCTTAAAGATTCCATTACTAAGCATTTGACCCTTAGTCGCTATGACTGTGTAAAGTTCGGGCGTAGTCAGGAAATAGTGTGTTTCTTTGCCGTCTACCACTATCCAAGTAGGTTCTCTTCTGCCTAGTATATTTGCAAAGTTTAAAACTGGGCTACGTGTAAATGAGTCCGTACCACTCCCAAAAACCATTCTGAAATTACCTATTTGAAAAAAAGCCATAAATGAAATATTTTTAACAAAGTTAAATAATTTTTACTAACTTTGTTAAAAATATAACAAGTATGTCTAAAATTAAACAGAACAACGTAAAATTTAACAAACTGTTAAAAGATAAACAGATTAAGGATAAGATGCTCGAATCGGGTAAAACAGTTAAAAAATAAGAATATGTTAAAAATTCCACAATTTGAAACTAAATCCGAGTTGTATGATTATTTGCAAACGAACAAAGAAGGCTTAATAAGTCAAAAGAAGTTCGAGAACAAATATGCAGATGCTGTTAGTTATTCCACTCTTGCTTATATTAAGGGTGAAGCTGAAAATAAGGCAATATCTACTACTGAGCAATTGTTGGAGAGTGACAAAATTAAAGTTGAATTAGTGATAAATACCACTAAATTAATGGATAGTCATGGCGATGTACATGTAAATGGAATTTGGACAAAGAGCATTAGCGAGTCTAAGAATATACCGTTACTCCAAGAGCATGAAATGAGCTTTGATAAAATCATAGCCGAGGACGTTACGGTTACGGCTAAGACGATTAATTGGAAAACGTTAGGTTTTGACTTTGCAGGAACTACACAGGCTTTAGTATTTAATACTGAAATAGAAAAGGATCGCAACACATTTATGTTTAATCAATATGCTAAAGGGTATGTTAAGCAACATTCAGTAGGTATGCGATACGTTCAAATTAAATTAGCTGTCAACTCTGACGATGCACAATATACAGAGGAGAAAGCCGTATTTGATAAGTACTATTCCGAAATAGCTAATAAAGAGGCTGTAGATGCGCAGGGTTATTTCTGGGCAGTAACAGAAGCGAAAGTAATAGAAGGTTCAGCGGTTGTAAAGGGTAGTAATTTCGCCACTCCTACACAATCGGTACAAGCCGTTAAAAATATTGAGCCGTCAGAGGACACTCAACCAGAGCCGCCAGAGGGCACTCAAAAACTAAGTATTTATTCATTTAATTAAAAAAAACAACGATGAAAAAAACATTTTCAGAGTTTCTAACGTCAAAGGAAATCGACCAAACTAAGTTCGATGCAATGACAGCAGAAGCCAAAGCAGCATTGTACAATGATTACAATGCAGAATTAAAAGCGTATATTGATACATTAGAAAAAAATGTAGACGGTAAAGCAACAAAAGAGGATTTAGATAAAGCTATTGCTGATCTAAATAGCACTCGACTGGATCAAATGAAAACGTTAAACGATGCCATGACCGAAATGGGATTGAGTATTAAAGCGTTTACAGAGGGGCAGAAAAAAACAGATAAAACTGATTTCTTAGGTTCTATCAAAGAAGGTTTAGTTGCTAACTTAGCTAAGTTAAAAGCATCTAAAGAAGGACAAAAAGCAGAAGCAAAAGACAACGAATTTAGCTTTAAAGCTGTTGGAGACATGTTGATTTCTACTAACGTATCGGGTGGTAATGTACCAGTTGAGCAACGTTTAGCAGGTGTTAATGACGTTCCATCGCGAAGAGTTCGATTAATGGACTTAGTTTCAAGAGGTATGGCTTCAAGTAACGTTATTTCATGGGTTTACCAAGCTAACCAAGACGGTGCAGCTGGTTATACTGCTGAGGGTGTAGCTAAGAATAAAATAGACTTTGATTTAGTTGTAGCTAATGAGACTGTTCAAAAATTAACAGCTTACATCAAGATTTCAACTGAAATGTTAGATGATATTGATTTCATGGATTCAATGATCAGAACAGAGCTTTTAAAAGAGTTATTGAAAGTTATTGAAGTTCAGGTTTATTCAGGTGCTGGCGGTGGTGCTGCCTTAAATGGTATCAGAACAACTGCTACGGCTTTTGCTGCTGGTGCTTTCGCTTTGTTGGTTGAGTCTCCTAATATTGTTGACGTACTTACAGTTGCTACTAATCAGATTTTGATAGCAGAACAAGATGAGCCTACGGCTGTTTTGATGCACCCATCTGACGTGACGTCATTAAAAATGGTTAAGGTAACAGCTACTGATAAACGTTATGTTGAGCGGCTTGCTTTGATTGGTGGATCACTTTCTTTTGATGGTATTCCAATTATTCAAACTACTCTGGTGACAGTTGGTCAGTATTTAATTGGAGATTTTACAAAATCTTTAGTACTTGACAAAGGTGGTATTACAATAGACGTTGGACTTGACGGTAACGATTTTACAAAGAACATGCGTACAGTATTGTCTGAGTGGAGAGGTGTAGTTATTACTAAGAACAATGATCGAACTGCATTTGTAAAAGGTGTTTTTGCAACTGATATAGCAGCTCTTTTAAAACCATAATAACATGAATAATAAAGAAACATTAAACAGCGACGCCTCGATAGCTGACAAAGCTCCAACTATGACTAAAGGAGTTGAGCACGAAACAACTGGAGAAATGGCTAATAAAGAAACGTTAAACAGTAGCGTGAAGATAGACGACAAAGCAACGGTTGTATTCATTTCCAATGGCAAAGCTCCAACTATGCCTAAAGGAGTTGAATACGAAATAACTGGAGCAATGGCTAATATATTCATATCTCAAAATTACGGGAAGGTTAAGTAATGGCAAATTTCACGGTAATAGCGGATTACGTAAACAAGTTTGAAGTCACTACAAACGGATTAAACACGGCAAAACTAACTGATTATATCACACGGTATGAAGAAAGTTATTTAGTCGATTTGTTCGGGGTGGAGTTCTACGATGTTTGGAAACCCGATATTGACGGGGGAACGCCAACCGCCTTAAATCTGTTCCTTTTTGATGCTTTCAATTATCAGGATGGTGTTATTCTAAAGTCTAGGGGCGTAAAAGATATGCTCCTAGGCTTTATTTATTTCGAGTTCTTAAAGGACATGAAAACACAGCAAACGATAAGCGGAGGGGTTAAGATCAAGGGGGAAAATTCTATTAAAGCAGGATATACTAACGTCCAACAAAGGTATAACGAGAGCATAGATACGTATGACGCTATACGCGACTATTGTATTATTAAGCCATCCGAGTACCCTACGTTCTTAGGTATTCCTAAATCCTTCATGATATTTTAACTATGAGAAAGAGCATTACAAAAATAATAGGTGATATTGTAGGAGCTATTGATAAGACGATAAAAATTGATTCGTTTAATCAGGATGCAACTACCGTTACCATTTATGTGTGCACTTTTAAATGGTTAAAAGTTGGTAGTGTTATTTCTGACACGCTTGGAAATCAAGCAACCGTTACGGTTATTGATAGCGATTTCATTGTAGCGGAGAAGATCGGCACTTATACTTGGACTGGAAAAGTATTAACCATAAACACAACGTTTCATTATATTTTCGGTACGAGAATGAGTGTAAACGCTGAATGGTTACAGCTTTCTAGTGTAGAGGATAATAAACTACCGTTATTTTGTTTGGTTATGCCAACGCGAGAAACAAACGAGGGTTTTCAATCTGGACTAGATAGAGAAAGTAGTATAGTACTTTACGTGCTAAATTACTGCAACTGGTCACAGACTGATCAATTAATACAAGACGAGGTAATTTATTACTTATGGTTGTATGTAGAGGCTTTTTTAGAAACTATAAAGCTGAATCAAGATTTTCCACCTATTGAAAGCACTAACACAAGAGAGCTTCATAGGTTTGGAACTGAAAGTACAGAGGGTTTTGAGTCCGAGATATTCGACTCCAATCTATCAGCGATTGAATTACGGTTTACGCTACCGATTAGAAAAGGCGCAAAAATTTGTATTTGTTAAAATTTTAAAAAATAAGAAAAAATGAGTGATGATAAATGTTGTAACAACAGACAAAATTTCGGACATCCTGACTGTGGTCTAGGATTGTTCAGTAATATTTCGCGGCTGATATTTGCCCCGTTAAAGAATTCAAGCGGTACTCCTTTTGTCTACGCATTGGATGAAATCACAAACGAAAGCATGACGGCTGAATTTGTGGCTCAAAATCCAAGCGATAGACTTTACGGCTTCCCTACTTTAGAAAATTTCGTATGGGCGCAGGCTGACAGTTTAAAAGAAGATGTATCAAGTGGAGCTAGTTTCTTTCTACGCGAAGGAGTAATTAGCATTACTGGTCAATTATTCGAGAGGGATGCAACGCCAACAATGAAAGGCAAAGTATCTGGAATGCGTTGTGCTGAGTGGGGTGTATTTTTCGTGACGAAAGACAATCAAGTAATCGGGGCTACTAAGACGGGTTCAAATCTTATTGCGCCAGACGTAACTATTGATTTCTTTATTCCTATTCCAATCAGTTCTCAATCTGTAGATGGTATTTTTACGCCAACTATGGACGGAGGAGCACAAAAAATCATGTTCGCGTTTAACTTAGATCGGAATTTCGATACTAAAAACTTGTACATGATTGAGGGTGACAAGATGAATAACAACGCTGGTGATCCTGCACCGTTTGACTTCCTTGATGTTCTTCGGGTTGTT